CCGTTAGGCGGACCGGGCTTTCCCGTAATGACAAACCAACAGAGAGATTAGCCAAGGAGTGTTGCAACAAACTCAGGCTTCCATACTTTGGCCTGATAGTAGCAAACGATTTCCATCAGGTTCATGCCGTATCCCTTGTAAAGAGCGACTTCAAAAACCAGACCGGACTTCGGATCGACAACCGTCATGCGGTCGGATGCTTGGTCGCCTCCGTCTGGCATAGCAGGCGGACGCATCACAAGCTCGATGGCGGAGCGGTGGAAGAGGACGTTTCCGGTGTAGGTCGCGCCGATGGTAAGAGCGTTCGCGGTGGCGATAACCGCCTTTGCGCCGGGAAGCGCAAGGGAGATTGTGCCAGGTGCGGATACTCCGGTTTTGACGACGTATTTGTTGTTCGCGTCAGCGGCGAATGTAACAACGTCGCCAGCGAGAACCGTTCCCGATCCAGTGACAAGGGCGATGTCCTCAACTCCGATTGCGGTAGATCCGCTGGTAACGTAGCTCGCGCCAGTTCCTTTAGTGTGCGAGGCGACGCCCGCGGATTGCTTGATGGCAACGCCGTCGATGTCGAGAAGCACGCCATTGCGGAGGGTGTCGCCGGATCCGTTCTCGTTGACCTTGTAGATATGGCTAAGGGTCTTGAGGTTGGTGGCGGCTCCGGTGCTCAAGACGAGCGATCGTTGACCGTCCAGCGGTGCTCCGTTGTCCGTAAGGATTTGGTTGCACTGAGGGATGAGGGCATGGCTGGAAGCGAATGGCGTGGTGCCAGCGGTTCCAACTGCGCGAGACGATCCGTTTTTGGCGACGGTGCCAACGTGGGATTCAATGGCATTGACGATCTTGCGGATAGCCTGCGAAAGCGTATTGTCCACAAAGTTTTGACGGCCAACGGTGCTGTCCAACTGGCGGACGGTTTCGCCCTTGAGCGGGATATTGACGCGGGCGACTTGGCCGATGGTCATTTCGTCCACGGTCGAGGTCATGTCATCACCTGCCGGGATGGTCATGGCCGGAGTGTGATCGGTGTTGAGCGTTGGCTCGCCCGCCACGAAGCTCTTGACCGTGCCGCCAAGACTAACGCCCTCGCTGCCGGAGTTGATGATGACGGAATTTGCGAAACCGATAGGCTCGCGGCATACGATGTCACGGGCTTGGTAAAGAAGCTCGGTGAATCCTGTCAGTGTTTGGGAGTTAGCCATTGGATTATGCGGTTAGTAGAGTTTGATTGATTCAGGTGAGTTTGCCGCCGTTGCGGAAGAATGAGTCTTTTTCGATAGCGTCGAGCTTGTCGAATTGCTCGCGGGTGATGGCGAGGATTTCGGTGGTATCAGGCTCGATGGCAGGCACTACCTTAGCGGTAGCGACACCTAGCGAGGATTCCAAGCGGGAAAGCGCGAGACGCTCGGCGGCTAGATCAGCTTCGGCCTTCTCGGCCTTGGCTTTGAATGCGTCGCGCTCCAGCGAAACAGCGTTGAATTTAGCCATGATCGAATCCGCTCCGGGGATGACTGCTACCGGAGTTTCCGGCACATCCTCCACTGGAGTTTCCTCCACCGGAGTTTCCTCAACAGCGGGCGTTTCCTCCACGATTTCAGCGGCGGGAATTTCTTCGATTGGTTCGGGAGTTTCTTCAACTTCGCTCATGATAATTTCCGCGCATGTCAAATCTTCCGGCGCGTTTTGGAATTTCGCCAATCGGTCAAACTTATTCGCGCTCGCCGCCATCTGATGCGCTTCGGTGATCTCATCAATAAACCCAGCCGCTAACGCCTCGTCCGCCGTAAACCACGTTTCAGCATCCATCCACGCTTGCACCTGCTCCGGTTTCTGGCCCGACTTGGCGACGTATGCGTTGACGATTCCGGCTTGGATCTTGTCGAGCAGCTCCGCCTGTTCCCGCATGCCGGATGCGTCACCTAGCGCGACTCCCCATGGGTTATGGATCATGTAAAACCCATTCGCGGCCATGCGGACCGGACTGCCAGCAAGCGCGATTACCGTCGCCATCGATGCGGCTAATCCCTCGATTTGCACCGTGACGCCGCCAGCGTGCCGTTTCAGCGCGTTATAAATCGCGTTGCCGTCGAACACCTCGCCGCCGGGGGAGTGGATACGGAGAAGTATATTGTGGCTGGAATCAACGGATTTTAGATCGGTGATGAACTGTTTCGCCGTAATCCCCCAATATCCGATTTCATCGAAAATGGAGATTTCAGTTTGCTTTAGCTCGGCTTTTGCGGAGATGTAATACCAGGATTTCATAGGGGTGCGGGAATAGCGGCTTGTTGAATCGGGAATACTTCCGACAGGTTGAGTCCTGCCGCTTCGCACTTGGCTTTGCGGCGTTTGAATGTCTCGATGATGTCATCTTCCTCACTCTCGGCGTCGAGTCCGTGAAGGTTGCAGTAACGCTCGAAACTCATCAGACCCTTTTCGAGTAGATCGATGTAAAGCCGACCATCGCGGCCATTGTCGACGGTGATCTTCTTCGGCGGGATAAACTCACATTGCCACCAATCGTCACCGGGGTATGGCAAGCGGCCTGCCTTGATCTCGTTCCAGATCCAAAATTTATAAAACGGACGGCAAAACTGATCGATGAGCATTTGTTGGAGACGCTCCAAGAAATTCTGTGCGACTTCCAACAGCCCGCGAAACTCGGTTCCAGACGCGCCGACGAAAATCATGAGTGCCTCGGGCGGGAGTCCGATACCACGCGCAACCTCGGAAATGACGTAGCGCATGAACGGCTCGAAACTGCCGCCAGGGTGTTCGTTCTTGAATGATGTGATTGACTCGCCTGGCTTGAGCTTCGGGATGAGCGTTCCGTTGTAGAGGTCATCCGTTTTGAATTCCTCAGTGCCGCTCACGGCGATCTTCTTCGCTCCGAGTCCGATACTGGTAGCCTCAGCGGATGTGATGCTGTAACCAATCTGCGCCCCTGCTTTGAATGCCCCTTTGGTGTAGGCTAGGATTTCCGACAGGTCTTGCAGGTTCAACGCCGCATTGTGCAGCCAGCTCACACCACGCGGATAACCAGCACGGCGGATGTGGCGAAACTGCATCATCTCGTTTGCCGGAACGTCGGTGAACTTGTTGGCCATCCGGTCCGTCGTGACGCGGAACTTCACAGCCGCTCCGAATTTGTCGGTTTTTACACCATCGTAAAACTCATCGCTCCGGTCGTAGGTGCCGCCAACGGACTCAGCCCCGATAAACCGGACGCGAGTGCCGCCGGATTCGGTGGTGAGAAACTGCGCGAAGAAGTCCCCGTCGCATGCGACTTGCCGCAGGATTAAGCTTTGCGCCCCGTAGAAGTTAACTTGCGCCCCGGCGTCGAACGCCCAAGCCTCAGCGCATGCGCGGTTCTCGAATGCGCGTTCTGCCAGGCGATTCCACTCCGGGTTTGCCGTGCGTGCCTTGGGAACGATGCCGGTCCCGACCGCTCGTTGCGCCAGGTGCTCGATGAGATACGCGGCGACTCCGACATTGTTGTAAAGCCATCTAACTTTTTGCAGGATGGCAATCCGGGTTTGCGGTGGGAGTTCGCGCTTTGGATCAACCGTATTCAGGAAGATGACGCCGCGTTCGGTGCTCTGCTCCGCCGCTTCAAACGCCGCTGCCTTCGGCCTGCCTGCGCCCGGACGCCTTCCGCCCCGGTTTGATTTTTTGATTTCCGCCATCGATTCAACGGCGGTGTCAAAAGGGGCGGTGAAAGAAACTTGAAAAAAAGATTGCCGGAATCAAAAACGGCGCATAGGGTTTGCGCATGGACAACACCAACCAACAATCCGCCACTGAATTCGCCAAGACCCACGCCGTCGACACAGACTGGGTGACTGCCGTCGGAATCGGACTCGTCACCGCGTGGAAAACTGGCGACCGTGTGATTTATTCAGGATTTGAAGGAGTCGTTGTCCGCCACTACCACAACGGAATGTTTGAAGTCCGTTTGCCCGGTGGCGTTTCCTGCGTTGGAGAATACGAACTGCAAGCAGCATGAAACGATTCGATCCAATAACCCAGCACCAAAACGGCCCCGGATGGTCGTGGGATTCCTCCTCAATCAAGGAATGCGAGGATGGCGACTATGTTACCTTTGAGGATTACGACAATCTCGTCACGCTCTTGCGCGACTGCTACAATTTCGATCCGTGTTTTCGCGCCATGAAATGCGGACTAAGGGAAAGAGTTGCGGAAATTATCAAAATCACCCACGCGCCATGACCCCGAAAAACCACGGAGGCCACCGCCCCGGCTCGGGCCGGAAACCAACCGGGCAGACCACGGTGAAAAAAACAATCGCCATGCCGCCCGATGCGTGGCGAGTGTTCGACAACAGGCGCGGGGCTATGACGAGGTGCGCGTTCCTGATGCGGCTGATGGGGATTAAACTACCATGAACGAAAATAGACAGACCGGACGGACTACCCGCCAGATAATCGACGCCCCGAAAAATGCGATCTATGTTTGGCCGTTCAGGTCCAGCATAATTTACGCAAAACGGATTGCGCGGGAATACGGAAGAGAGGATCTAGAGATAATCCCTGAGTGCCTATTTAGACCATACAAGATACAGTCAAGGCGAGGGGTTAGCGTGGTGATTGACCATGCGACGGAGCTATCCCGTGAGGGATGGGAAGCGATGCGGTGCGCAACGCGGGATTAAACCGGAGAGCAAAACCGATTCCTAGTCAGCACATCCGCCAACTGCCGCCCGTTCGGACCTTCCGCCAATACCTCCTCGATGGCTTGGAGCAACTGAGATTTCGGGAAATTGATTTGCCCCGCGCTCGATGTCCCTTCCGCGCTGATGCTGGTAATGGTGACGGTCTCTGTCGCTTCGGAGTAGCACGCATCCGCTAACGTCTCCAGCTCGCTGGCTGTCTTGGTGCGGCGAAGGTAGCGTTTGATTCCGGCGATGTCCATAATGGACGGGCGGTGTCAAGTCCTCAAAACGTGCCAGGCTACGCAGCACAGCTTTAAGGCATCGCCGAAATGGTCTGAGCGAATATCTTTCCAGACGAACACCTGCCCGCTTGGAGTCTTGCGCTTCACAAGCTTCTGCCCGGAAATCCCCTTTAGAAAATCCTGTGTGACTTTGCGCGGGATTTGAACGGGTGGCTTACCGTCTTTGATGCGGGTTAGGTACAGTTCGCCTTTTAATGTCCCGTCGATAAATCCATAAAGTACAACGCCCGGATACTGCTCCAGAGCGGTTCTGGAAATCTTTCCGCCGAATGTAGCACCGGAACCTTTGGCGGGGTGGAAGAATCCTCCAGAGTCCATGCACATTTGATACACGCGATACGTTGCCCAGCCGGAATCGACTAGCCCACACTCCGCTTGCACCATCGCGCCGGATGGCGTTGGATACTGCTTGCCGATTAGTCCTAGCATATCCTCAACAGCGAGAACTGTTCCATAATCAATGACGGACGCGGAGCCGTCGTTAGCGAATGCAGTTACCACCCAGTGCGATTCGGTCTGGCCAATGTCCGCGCAAAGCACCACTGCGGCAGGATCATCTATGGGGCATGTCGCGTGATCGTAGTCCCCCTTCAGTCCGAGAATCTTTGCATCACCGATGCTCGTCTCCACCTGCTCCCACGGTTGCGCGAGCGTAGAGTTGAAAAAATCCTGCAATCCGGCAAGCGTCTCACTGTCCCGCAAAAACTTAACCGCCAACGCCCCGAACGAACACGACCGCCATGGAGCGTATAGCGAGTTCAGATGAAACGACCGGAATCCCTTCTGCGCGGTCGGGTTCGATGCTTCCCAAACTCCCTCAGTCAATGCCTCGATCTTCTGTCCGTCATTGATCGGCGCCTTACAATGCTGGCATTCGTAGTGTGCCGTTTCTTCGACTCGGGACATATCCCATTTACCGTCCGTCTTCGCTTCCTTGTCCCACCGGACTTGCTCCCATAACATCTCCAACCGTTCCGCGCAATGCGGGCATGGGATCATGTATTTCTCCTGAGTCCCCTTGAGATACTCCTGCCAGATTGGTCCGTCCACCGTCGTAGGCGTGGAGGTCTTGACGCGCAACGCTCCGACGAATGATTTGGTGCGGTTCTCTGCCAGGTGAAGTGCGGATGTTTCTTGGTCCGTCTCCTTGTTGAATTTATCCACCTCATCCAGCAGCAACAACCCCGCAGGACGAGACGCCAAGTTAGCCGGCGAGTTTGAGCCGACGAAATTGCCAGTGCATCGCCGGAAATGCTGCTCTAGGTTTTTGAACTTATTCGGGTTGGATGGCTTCTGAGCTTGGAGCGTCGGCGAGTCATCGAAGAGCGGCATCCATCGGGTTTCCGAGAATGACTTAGCCAGTCCCTCGGTAGGCATCACCCACACGAACGGTTGCGGTTTGTTCACCACACGCCATGCCGTGCCGACTTGGATCATCGTCGTTTTGCCTAGCTGTGTCCCGAAAACCAGCACGAGGTCCGATACGTCCACATCCGCGAAACACTCTAACGGCTCATTCAGATACGGCGTCATCGAAGTCGAGAACGCTCCGGGCATTTGGGTCTGGCGTTCGGAAAGTAGGATTTCGTCTTTTGCCCACTCTACGACCCCGCGCCGATCTATGGGGGAATAGATCGACCGTAGGTGTTCCCTTAATGCTTGAGCGGCTGGGGTCATACCGTTTCGTTCCTCGCCGTTTCAAAGCTCGGTTGCCAGTGGCCATCAACTTCATAGAGGTAGAAACACCGAATGCCAGTAGCCGTCTTGACGTATGCTTGCGCGAAGTCGTCATTGCGGAGTCGGATACGGACTCGCCCTTCCGGGAATCCGCGCAAGGGTTTGATTTCAGCGAGTCCGAATACGCTTATATCTCTGACTATTGTTGCCATATTATTTTTTGATTGAGTGTCCACACCTCGGGCATTTGAAAACGTCAACCACGGCGCCGGGTCCGCCGGGGGATAGCGTGACCACCTCGCCCATGTCCAGGGTTCCGGTGATGGTGGAGACGATAGCCTTGCCATCGTTCATCTTGCATCGGCAGCGGCGGCATGTGGGGCGGGCGGTCATAGTTCTTTCTTCTGGGTTTGGATTTCCTTGGACGCTGCCGCCCGTTCTGCTTTCGCTTGGCGTCGCTTGCCGAATGGCCGCAGGTGTTTCGCCCATTCGACGGTTTTCGCCAGAGTGTCTTTGCGGGTGTGGCTCATATTGCTTTGCGGATAATTTCCGTGAGAGTGTCAGCCCATGCCGCCAACGT